GCAAGCCTCTACACCTACTCCGCATCGGACCGGGACATGGGGAACTGCCGGGATGCTGATGCTTTCTATAAGCACTTCCGGTTCCTGACGAAAGAACTGCACCGGGTCATGATGCCGGGTCGGAATCTGAGCTTCCATGTGATGAACCTGCCCTTTTCCAAAGAGCGTGATGGGTTCATTGGCATCCGGGACTTCCGGGGCGATCTGATCCGCATGTTCCAGGATGAGGGATTCATCTTCCATTCTGAGGTTTGCATCTGGAAGGATCCAGTCACGGCGATGCAGCGGACCAAGGCTATTGGCCTTCTGCACAAGCAGATCAAAAAGGACTCGACCATCTCTCGCCAGGGCATCCCTGACTACCTTGTGACGATGCGGAAGCGCGGGGCCAACCCTGAGCCTGTGACCCACACTGACGAGACGTTCCCAGTCCAGATGTGGCAGAAGTATGCCAGCCCTGTTTGGATGGATATTAACCCTTCTGACACTCTCCAACGAGAATCTGCTAGGGAAGAGAAGGACGAGCGCCATATCTGCCCTTTACAGCTTCAAGTGATCCAGCGGGGCCTCGATCTGTGGTCTAACCCAGGCGATCTGGTTCTCTCCCCATTCGGCGGGATCGCTTCTGAGGGTTTCATGGCAGTGAAGATGGGCCGTAGGTTCGTTGGTGCTGAGTTGAAGGAATCTTACTGGAAGCAGGGGTGCCGGAACCTAAAGGCGGCTGAGACTGCCAACGAGGGCGGGTTATTCGACCACCACGACTCTTGTGTAACCCTTGACACAGACCACTAATAGGCACATACTTATCCATCGGCTGTAGAACGCCGGAATGAATCTTCCTGCAAGACGCTCTGCTAGTTGAACTAGGTGCCCGAAAGGGGTTCTACCACCCGGTTACTAGCAGGGCCATGCTGAAACCTACCGATGCGAACATGGAACCTGAGATTGAACCTTGATGAGTTGAACGCCTTGGCTGTGTCCTCGTTCACCGACCAAGAACGAATAGACGCATTCCACGGCCTGGTTTTGGGCTGTAATGCTGGAACACTACCCGAACAGTGTTCGAACGGTGTTCGAAGGTCGTTCGAGATTGGGCTTAGTTGGAGGCACGAAGCTGAAGGATTTAAAGATCGTAAGGCAAAAGCTGGGAAAGTCAGCGCAGAAACACGGAAAGCTAAGTTTGGAACAGCACAACCACCGAACAGTGTTCGAACAGACCCCGAACGGTGTCCGAACCAAACCACAAACCACAAACCACAAACCAGCAATCCTGAAAACAACAAACCAACTGATCCTCAGCCAAAGGCTTCGGCGGCGTGTTTAGAAGTAATTTCCATCTGGAATGAATCTACCCAGGGCAAGCTCCCAAAAGCAAAACTAATCCCCAAGAGGGAAACAGAAATCAAGGCAAGGCTCAAGGAACCAGGGTGGCTGGATGACTTCAGGGCCTCTTGTTCCTACCTGATAACCCAACCATGGGCAACTGGGCAAGGTGACAAGCCGTGGACAGCAACAATTGATTACCTTCTTAGGAAGGGCAAAGCTACAGAGAATGCAGAAAAGTCTAACGCACCCAAGAATGGAGCCCCCAATGGATCACGAAGCCCACAACACCGAGCTGCGATTGATGCAGCATACATCGACCACCTTAGCGCTAGAACGCCTGCGGAAGATGGAGAGGGAAACAAAGACGTGCTCGACTTGTGGGAGAATGCGGCCAAAGGATAAGGATAAATGCGATAACTGCCTTGAGCTGGCAGAAGATCAGAAGCGATGGGAGGAAGGCTATACCCAGAAGGTTTTGAACCGGCTAGATGATTACCTAAAGGCTGTGTTTTTAAACAATGGAATGAGCCCGCGTGAAGTTAAGGCCACTATGGAAAGAGTGCCGCAGAAGATTAAATCAGCTATCCCCAAAGCCACGCTTGAACAGCTATTCTCCGGGGAGATCCCCTTGAATGGTTTTGGTCTCGGTGGAACCACGGGAGGGGGTAAGACAATGGCCATAGCTGCCATCCTGAAGGCTTGCGGGGCATCCCAGGCTAAGAACCACAAGGTAAAGCCTCACCACCCTTTTGGAGGGCCTTTGCGGGGCATGGTGTGGGCATCCTGGCCTGACGAAGTGTCGTGGCTCAGATCAAACGCTATCAGCCCTGATGCTCCAATCCGCGTCAAAGAATTGGCACAAGCCGAACTTCTGATCCTGGACGATCTTGGGCGCGAAAGGATCAAGGGTAATTACTCTGACGATTGGGCAGCTTCTCAGCTTGATACAGTCATCAATCACCGTTACCGGGGAGAATTGCCTACTATATGGACTACCAACGTTACCGAAATGGACCTCGTAAACCTTTACGGTGCCGCCATGCTTCGCCGGTTAACCGCTGATAACCCACTTATCTGGATTCCTGATCTCAAGGTGATGGGATGAGCCTTTGGGGAGATCCACCAGAAACATGCCAGAAGGAATTCAAACATGGTCCATGGGAAGGGATGCCGCCACGCCATGTCTGGAACAGTTCAAACATGTTCCGGCAATGCCAAACGTGTTTATCTTGCGGTTACAAGTGGGATGAATTTGATTTTACCTATCGAGCCCACCCAAGCCAACCATCAGAACAGCATGGTATCTGCTGGAACTGCTGGAGAATAGAATTCAACCCAACCAACGCCCAACAGGGCATCTAGGAGACCCACCATGAACGACATCAAGGCAACCGAACTAACCATCAACGGCATTACATACGTGCCTAAGGGAACCGAAACGTCGGCCACCCTCGGCCCCTGCCGAATTATCGTTGCGGATCGTGGCTGGGTATTCGTCGGTAACTGCGAAGATCATGCCGATGGGACCATAACTATCTCGAATGCTCGTAATATCCGACTTTGGGGGACCACCAAGGGGCTTGGTGAACTGTCGGAAGGCCCCTTGTCTGGCACCAAATACGACAAATACGGAACCGTCCGTTGCCTACCCATCGTCCAGATCAGCGTTAATTCGGGGTGGTAAAATGAAAGCCCTACTGATGGGGAATAACGGCTACGGCGACGGCTACGGCGACGGCTACTGCTACGTATACGGCGACGGCGACGGCGACGGCTACGGCTACGGCTACGGCGACGGCTACGGCGACGGCTACGGCGGCGGCTTATGACAGTCACTCCCGAATACATGAGAGAACGCTACTGGCACCTAAAGGGCCTGGGCATCTGCGCCAAGTGTGGCCAGGAAGACCGGATCGAAGGCAGGGCCTACGGTGCCGCGTGTTTAGACCGTAACCGCATGCCATCGCAGGTAACCAGGGACCGCAAGAGAGCAGAGGAGAAGAGGAATGAAGATCACATGGACTGATAAGAAGATAACGATTGACGGTGAGGGGCTTGAAATCCCTTTCTATAATGGTGAGCTTGCCATAAATTGCCCGTGTGTAGAGGATTGCCCGTTTCCAACTGATATAACCAACTTCAACGCTAAGTGGATAGGTGAACGGCCAGTGCCACCAGAGGAGAATCCATGAGGTGCCCAACATGCGGTAATGAAAATCCTTACGGTAACGGCCAAAATCCCCAGCAAGACTATTTCAACCGAATGATGGCCCAACAGCAGAACATGAACCAACTATTGGGCAAGGGGATGCAGGATGCGTATATTCGTTACGGAGGCATGGCCGCCAACATGAACGCTGGGGAAGGTCGAACATTCGGCAACCCGGCATGTGATGAGCCAGAGCCAGCCTTAAAGCCCACAGCATGGCATCAACTCAAGGCCCTTCTGAAAGTGATGATCCCATGAGCGGCATTCCTCAGCCCAAATCCCCCCCGCTACGTAGCCAGAAGATCCTAGACGATGCCAAGACCTGCCCCCGGTGTATGCACTGTGGCCTAGACAATTGGGATGGCCAGCAGCTTGTGGGGTGCCACCCTCCGGTAAAGATGAACCGTGGGGGAGGCATGGGGCAGAAGGCCCACGACATCACCGCAAACCTATGCTGTAGGCCGGGGGGATGCCACGACCGGCTCGACAATCGGACAAGCGTGGTCTTGACGCCCAAGGAGCAAGACGAGATGTATCTTAATGCGATGTATTGGACGATGGTCTGGCGAATCCAAGAGGGGGTGCTGAAGTGAAAACCTTCATCATCCGAGAGCCAACCCATCTAGGAACCTGTATTGCCTACATTACGGGCCATTGGTCTAATGCGGCATCATCCGGGAAGCCCATACAGGTGGTTGTGGAGCCGGAGAAGAAGAAAAGATCTCTATCGGCCAATGCTCGTTACTGGGCGGGTCCGCTGAAAGACATTGAACGTGATGCCATGTATGAGGGCCAGCATTACAAGGCAGAGGTCTGGCACGAACACGCAAGCGAACTGTTCCTACCCGATGAGGCAGACTTTGACTTTGATCCTGAACACGTTACCAACCCGGATACCTACCGGAAATGGGACTACCCGCCCATGCTCAAGCACCGGAGGCTTATCGGCAGCACAACCCAGCTAACTCCAAAGGGTTTCACATTCTACCTGTCACGGGTTGAACCATACTTTGCACACCCTCCGTTCAATGTCACGTTCACTGAACCTGAACCATGAGAACCCCTTGCACCACAACGATTCCAGCGTATAATTAACAGTGAGGTGAGATGTGATCGGTGTAACTATCGCTGGCAGTATAGGATGAGGCACAACCGAACCCTAACCTACTGGATGTCAGCCATAGCCTGCACCATACTGGCATGTGAGCTTTGGGATGCGATCTGGGGGCGGAAATGAGCAACAGGTTTTTAACCATCGCTGAGTGGGAAGCATATTGTTCTGAGGTATTCATGCGCCACGCTGCCAAGTTCTTCACATATTGGGGCGCATAAATGAATCAAGACACTATCGAAGTCCAGCTCTGGCACTCGGCTTCTATCATGACCAACGGGCAAGAAATTAGGCTCAGTTGCCTGGGATCATGCAATGAAGGTCATGGGGGGAAACAGTAATGGCTGGCAGACCCTCAAAGCTCACAGACCGCCAATGGGGAGAGATTGGAAGGCGACTGGCCCAAGGGGAAAGCCAATCATTCCTCGCCTGTAGCTTCTGGAGTAGGATCATGAGGGGGAGCCGATGACAAGTTGTCCACAAGTTGACAGTGACGCAAGAGGGCACAATGGGTAAGGTGGAGGACCAGCCTAAGAAAAAGGCGAACAAAGGAACTTTTACCAAGGATAATCCAGGCCCCGGTAGGCCCAAGGGGATACCGAACAAACTCACAACCCAGGTCAAAGAAGCTATGGAGTTGGCCTTCGAGGGGTTGGGAAGCGTGGATGAGTTGATTGAATGGGGCAAGACCAATCGAACCGAGTTCTACAAGTTGTGGATCCGGCTCCTGCCCGCGAAGATCGAGGCAACCGGCAAAGATGGTGAAGCCCTCTTCGGCCCTGATCAGATTGTCCGGGCTGCAAACGAGATCATCGCTGCGCGGTCCCGCAAGTGATTGAGCCGGGGTCTCTGCTGGCCTATTCGATCCTCCAGTGGGAAGGCTACAACCCAGCGAACCACCACCGGCTGCTGGCAGACAAACTGGAAGCTGTGGCACGTGGTGAGGTCAAGCGGCTGATAGTTCAGATGCCACCTAGACACGGCAAGTCAATGGAGGCTTCTGAGTTCTTCCCGGCGTGGTATCTGGGAAACTTCCCGTCCCATCAGATCTTGGCCTCAACTTATGCCCAGGAACTAGCGGGTGACTTTGGGCGTAAGGTCCGTAACCTTTGCCAAACTACCCAGCATCTTCACATGTTCCCAGGATTCAGCCTTTCCCAGGACTCACAGGCCGCTTGTAGGTTCCACACACCAGATCGTGGTGTCTACCAGGGCGTGGGTATCGGCGGGGCAGCTACGGGCCGTGGCGCACATCTGTTGCTTATTGATGACCCTGTTAAGAGCCGGGAAGAAGCCGAATCCGAGATCATGCGGAAGCGGGTAAAGGACTGGTATACATCTGTCGCACGAACCCGGTTGATGCCTGGTGGTGCTATTGTGGTCATTCAGACCCGTTGGCATGAGGACGACCTAGCGGGATGGCTCCAGAAGGAACACGCCCATGAGGGCTGGGAAGTGCTTAACCTTCCAGCATTGGCTGAACCCAATGACCCGCTTGGACGGGCAGAAGGCGCGGCCCTGTGGCCTGAGTGCTACCCGGTATCGGAACTGAGCGTCATTAAGCAGTCTATCGGCGCTAGGGACTGGTCTGCTCTCTACCAGCAGAGACCCAGCGCCATGGAAGGCTCAATCCTTAAGCGTGGGAACTGGGGTTACTTCAAGCCAGCGGAGGTAAACCCCGCTGGCTTGATCGAGTCCCTTTGCGTCACTCGCGTCATTCAGGCATGGGATACGGCGTTCAAGACGGGCAATATGAACGATTACAGTGTTGGCGTGACTATCGGTGTAGCGAAGGCTCGATATTACATCTTGGATGTGTGGCGAGACCGGGCAGAGTTCCCTGACCTCAAACGCGCGTTGGTGTCACAGGCTACAAAGTGGGGCGCTCACGCTGTGGTAATTGAAGACGCAGCATCAGGCCAAAGCCTTATACAGGAACTTCGACGTAACACGCGGATCCCGTTAGTTACCGTGAAAGCCGACAAAGACAAGACGAGCCGAGCCAACGCAATTTCAGCAATACACGAGGCAGGGCTGTGTTATCTACCAGAAAACGAACATTGGGTATCAGACTTCGTTGATGAGTGCGCGGGGTTCCCTTCCGCTGCGCATGATGACCAAGTTGACGCATTCGTTCACGCTTTGACCTATGCTAGACCTATGGCACAGTTTGATGCCGAAGAGAAGGATATTGAGGAGTTCCCAGGCATGGTAAGGAAGCGTGGAGGGTGGGCATCATGAAAATTGCGGACATCAAAGCATTCTTCAAGGGCGTCCCGGTCTGGTGGACCGTTGGGTTATGGTTCCTGGATGTCATGGCTTACTCCAGAAAAGACCGTAAACCATGACTTGCAAGCCAGAGGTGGAGCGAAGATTACAGGTGTTCTGTCGCACTGTAGATGTAGGGGATGGTTTCGAGATGGATGAGCCATTCACTATCGAAGGCGTCTATGAGCCAGACCCGAGTAAGTGGGCCAAAACGCTTGACACACTAAAGTCATTCTGGCGCGTGTGGTGGACATACCAGGTCTGTGGATACTTCTCCAACCTTTGGTCTGCTATCTGTGGGAGGCGTGATGGTTAAGTGGTTAGCCTGTTTCGTATGCCTGGCCGTTCTGGCGTGTTTCGGTTGGCTGGTGGCAGAATGACCTACCTCCAGTCCCTCCTAGCCGAAGCCATGGGCCTCGCGTCCAATGACCCAAGAGTCATCGCAGCCGTCAAAGCCATCTACAAAGCTAAGGTTGTAGATGACCGGGCTGTGACCAGAGCCCAGATCAGGGCCGATAAAGAAACAGACTATAAGATCCTCGCACGTAGGTATCATTGCTCACCTCAAACGGTTTACCGTTCATGGTCGGAGATTTTACCATCTATGGAAACCCGATGACTACAAACTGATCATGCCGGGGGAGTCAATAGACACATTTAGGGCTCAGATACGATAGAGACCCACCCAACCTCAAACCTCCGGCGCTTTGGTGCCTGTGGATTCCCCGAAACTCGTATACCACCAAGGATCGGGGGTCATCGAGACCCCTGAAGGCGTTACGGTGGCATTCGGTTGGGCCGGTAAGGGTATCGGCAAGAACCGGCCAGAAGTCCAGAATGTGAAGTGCATCGGCCCTCTACCGCAGGGCCTTTATGTTGTAGGGGTATGGGAAGACCACCCCAGGCTCGGCAAGATGGTAACCCCCTTGACCCAGATCGAAGGCGAGACCTTTGACCGTGGGTCATTCTTCATCCATGGCCCATCTAAAGACCCCTTGCACTATGGGCAGGAGTCTATGGGCTGTATCGTCGTGCCTTTCACCAGCCGCCTGAAGATCCGAGAAGATCTGCCAGAAGGCTCATACTTGAGGGTGGAAGCATGACCTCTTTTGATTGGAAAGCCCTTGCCAGATCTGTCGCTCCGACCATCGGGACTGCTTTGGGTGGGCCTCTCGGGGGCGTGGCAGGTTTGGCGCTGGCGAAGGTTCTTGGTGTCCCAGAGGGCGGGGATCACGACGATTCAGCCCTTGCCGCTGCGGTCCAAGGGGCGACTCCAGACCAACTTCTGGCCCTCAAGAAAGCAGACCAGGACTTCGCGCTTCAGATGCAGGAACTTGGGTTCAAGGACCTCGAAGCCTTGGAGGCCATTGCTGCCGGTGATCGCGCCTCAGCCAGAGACCGTGAAGTAAAGACTCAGGACTGGACGCCCAAAGCTTTAGCGGTTGGGATAACAATCGGATTCTTTGGGCTTCTTAGCTATTTGATGAAGTCTGAGCCCCCAGCAGGTAGCCGGGACATCCTCAACATTATGTTGGGTGCGCTTGGGTCGGCCTGGATCAATGTTATTTCCTATTATTTTGGGTCCAGCGCAGGGTCTGCCAGGAAGACAGAATTGACCGGGGGCAAAGTATGAGTGATCGTAAATGCCCCCTCCCTGAATGCCCGGAACATAACTATACGAGACGCCAGGATGATGCTGGATTGCAGGTCATCCTACAGGCCATTGGTGGCCTTGAACGATCTACAGCGGCTCAGACGCTTGAGATGAACCAGCGCTTAGGGCGGATGGAGTCAAACATCGCTAAGACGGCTGAGCGCATCGGGGCACATTCAGGGGAGATCGAGAACCTCAAGGCGGCTAGTAAGTCCCGGATGGATAAGAAGTGGCTACTCGTGTCTGCCTTCATCGGGGCCACTACAACTCTTCTGGCGAGCGCTTTGAATGTGTTCAAGGCAGGTAAGTAATGGGCGTCGTCGGTAAAGTCTCTCGCAAGATCGGCAAAGCCATTGGCTTCATCGAAACTGTTGAGGTTTCTGAGGCTGACAAGGATCTTCTGGAGACCATCCGCACGAATGTCTTTCTGGACGCAGAGGCTACCGAGGAACAGCGGATGTTAGAAGAGGATGACCTCCGGTTCTGTGATCCTACTACTCAGTGGACTGATGAGGACCGAGCGACGCGCACGGAAGCGGGCCGCCCCTGTCTGACCGAGGATCTGATTGGTTCGTTCATCCGCCAAGTCTGCAATGAACAGCGCAAGAACAAGCCTGGCGTCCAGATCAATCCCGTAGGTGACGGGGCAGATGACGATACGGCTGAGGTGATCCAGGGGCTTGTTAGGCACATTGAATACAGTTCCAACGCTGATACGGCCTATGATACTGCGTTCCAGAGTGCTGTCCGAACAGGGCGCGGGTTCTACCGGCTCTGCACCGACTATGAGGACTCCGAATCGGACGACCAAGAGATCCAGATCAAGCGGGTTCCCAACTCGGCTATGGTCTTCATCGACCCAGCCGCGCAGGAGTCGGACTTCTCAGACGCCCGATGGGGCGGGTTCAAGACCTGGATGAGCCGAGATGGCTACAAGGCTTCCTATGGCGAATCCAGGCTCGGTAACGCTGGTTCTAGCGCATGGCGATCCATCGGAGACGATGCACCCGACTGGATGAGCGGCGATGGTGGCGCTTGCATGGTAGTTGAGTATATTTGGAAGGAACTGACCAAGAGTAAGACCAAGAGTGGCCGAGAGACTTACAAGGTCCAGATTAAATGGGTCAAATGCACGGCTGTCGAGATTCTCGAACGTGGTGAACTGCCCGGTATCTATATCCCGATTATCCCGGTTTTGGGCGATGAGATCATCCAGAACGGGCAGCGCACATGGTCGGGGATCGTTAGGGCGGGGAAAGACCCCCAGAAGCGACATAACTACCTTCTGACAAGCCAGATTGAGCGTATTGCCTTCACACCCATTGCTACTTGGATGGGTGTCAAGGGTTTCATGGGCAAGGACAAGTCATCTTGGCAGAACGCCCATAAGGCTCAGACCGCATCACTTGAATTTGAGCCTGTGGACATCGCTGGGAATCCTGCCACGCCTCCACAGCTGGTTACTCAGGAAGCCGCTATCCAGAGCGTGACAGTTGCGCTCCAAGGCTCTGAGATGGGCATGAAGGCCGTCTTGGGCATGTATGACGCGAACATGGGCAACCGCCAAGGCGGGGAATCTGGCGTTGCTATCCAGCGGCTTCAATCCCAGGGTGATACGGGGAACTTCCATTTCCAGGACAACCTGAGCCGAGCTATCAGGCTTGAGGGCCGAATCATTCTGTCTTGGTTGCCTGTTTACTATGACCGTGAGCGTATCGTCAGAATCATTGGCGAGGATGGTTCACAGACTACTGTTAAGATCAATGGTTCTATCCAGAAGCCTGAAGAGGGGATGAGTAAGGATCAGGTTGGCAAGACGTTCAGCATCACCACTGGTAAGTATGATGTGACGATCTCCACCGGCCCCAGCTACCAGAGCAAGCGGCAGGAAGACCGCGCCATGGCTGGTGATCTTGTGGCCAAGACTCTTGACTCGCCTATTGCCACTGAGCTAGCAGAACGCTTGATGCCCCTTGACATCGCACAGAAGGCCCAGGCTGGCAACCATCCGCAGATCCCGCCTCAACTACAGCAGGCCATGCAGAAGATGCAGATGGAGAACCAGCAACTTACCGAGGCTCTGCACAAGGCTATGGATGAGATCGACCAGAACATCACCAAGGCAAACCAGGACATGGAGAAGGCCAAGCTAGACGCTGAGACCAAGATCCACATTGCCCAGATGGACAACGAGGCCAAGATCCTAATTGCCGAGGCCCAGATTGCCGGGAATGGCGCTTTGCCTGCGCTCCAGCAAGAGTTCTCCGACCTCAAGGCCCAGCAGGAAGAACTGGCCCAGCTTGCCCTAGCCCATCACGACATGATTACCCAATCTATGCCCCCTACGCCTATGCCTGATGGCAGCGCACCCATGGGGGCCGCTAACCCTTCAACCCCGCAGACTGCCCCCGTTGGCCCGGTGGCCGGTGATCAGGCATCTGCACAACCCGTAGCACCCGCTGGCCCATCGGCTGGCATGGAGTAACTATGAACACCAAATATGAAGGAATGGATGAGATGGACGGCGCTGGCGTTGATATCGCTGTCGCTGAGCCTGTCTTGGAAACTCCTGAAACCCCGGAAGTGCCTGCTGAGCCTGAAACCCCCGATGAACCGGAGAAGACCCCGGAACAGGAAGAGGAACACAAGCGGCTCACCGGATCGGCCCGCGCCAAGGCAAAGGCTGAAAGGCTGGCAGAGGAAAACCGTCAACTCAAGGAACGGCTTGACCGTTTGGAGTCGAAGGTTGACCCAAAGCCTGCTGATTCCCCGAAAGCCGGGGAACCCGCGCTAGACGACTACGCGAGTTTCGCGGAATACAACGCCGCGATGATCGACTATCGGGTTCAGAAGGCTCTGGTAGAGCGTGATGCCAAGGACCAAAGCACCAAGATCATGCAGTCGTGGGAACAGAAGAAGGCAGAGGCCCGAAAGGACTTGCCCGATTTCGACGAAGTGCTGGCAGATATGGAGCCCCCCGCTCCCGTAGTGCTGGCAGTTATGAACGCCTCACCCTTTACGGCTCGGATCGCTCATTACCTTGGGAACCATCCAGACGAAGCGAAAGATATCAATTCCATGCGACCCGAGGCCGCTGCTCTCGCCATTGGTGAGATTGCCGCGACATTCAAGGCCGCCAAGCCAACCGAAAAGAAAGAATCCAAAGCCCCGCCCCCGCTGGTTCCAGTCAAGGCCGCCGCTATCACGGTAAAGAATGATCGTCATTCTGGCCTTGAAGAGTTCTAAGAGGCCCTACTAGAAAGGCTATACCATGGCAGTTAATGCCTTTAACAATACCGCAAAGATCACCAAGCAGGCGATGAATGTTCTCCGGAACAACCTTGTCTTGGTGCCCCGTGTCAACCGCACCTATGAGAAGGAATTCAGCCAGGGCAACGGTAAGATCGGCGATACCGTGTCTGTCCGCATTCCTGGGTATGGCACGGTTCGGCGTGGCAAGGTCGCCTCGCCTGCTGGCTACAACGAGTCCTACGTGCCTCTGACCGTGGCTCAGATCGGAGCGGACCTCAAGTTCAGCGCCAAGGAACTTCTGCTTAACGTGGAGGACCCTCCGGAGTTTGAGCGTTCCGTTCTTGGCCCCCAGCTTGCGACCCTGATCAACCAAATTGAGGCTGACGGCTTCGCGCTCTCTAACCAGTTCTCTGGCTTCACCGGCACCCCTGGCACCAAGCCCACGGATCTGTCGGCGTTCCTGGATGCCTACGCTCAGTTGGCTGAGTTCGCCTGCCCCCTGGATGATGAGATCTATTCGTATCTGGCCCCTCGTAGCCAGTCCAGCATGGTCAACGGGCTCAAGGGCCTGTTCCAGGATTCCACCGAGATCAGCAAGCAGTATAAGAAGGGCGTCATGGGCACCGCTGCGGGCATGAACTTCATGACCTCGCAGAACACCATCATCCAGCAGACTGGCACGTATTCCGGCGCTGCTATTGCCATGAACGGTGCCACGGCTGAAGGCGCGACCACGCTTGCCATTAATGCCTTCGGCGGCGCGACTGACAGCCTGAAGAAGGGGGACATCATCTCGATTGCTGGTGTCTACGCGGTCAATCCCGTTTCCAAGCTCAGCACTGGCCAGTTGATGCAGTTCGTTGTGACTGCTGACACCACCGCCGCCGCCAATGCGATGGCCGCTCTGCCTATCAGCCCCGGCATCTTCACCGCCGCGTCTGGCCCCAAGCAGAACGTGACCGCGCTGCCTCTTACTACCGCCGCTGTTTCGATCTACGGTGCGACCACCTCTGGCACCTATTCCAACAAGCAGAGCCCGATCAATCTTGTCATGCACCGTGACGCGCTGGCTTTCGCCGCTGTGGATATGCCTCTTCTTGACCCCACCGCACAGACCCGCATTCGTGATAACCAACTCGGCATGAGCGTCCGTCTGACCAAGTGGCTGGACGGCGTGAATGACGATCTCCTGTTCCGCCTCGACATGATGGTTGGCTGGGCTGTCCTCCGCGATAAGTTCGGCTGCCGCGTCCAGGGCTAAAACCTAACCCAACCCTCTGAAAGGATAAAATCATGGCTTCGACCCCTTACTCAACTACCGTTCAGGCTCCGACTGACGTTAGTTTCATCTCCGTTAACATCCCGGTCTTTGCGGCTTCGGCCCTTGCCAATGCTGATGAGATCACCGATCTCGTCTTGGGGCTGAATTACCAGCTCATCAAGGTTGACTTCGTGTGTGTGACCCCCATCACCACCGCTGCGAAGACCTGCACTCTGACCCCCTACATCGACGCGGTTGCCGTTCCTGGCACCGTGACTGCCCTGGCCGGAACCAAGGCCAAGGGCGTGGTGAGCAACATCTTCACGGCTGACCTCACCAAACCCCCTGTGTATGGAAGCATCATCAGCAAGTTCAAGCTGACCGGTTCTGGCACTACGGCCTTCGTTGAAGGCGCTGGTTACTTTGTCTGCCTGTTCCGGGTTGTGGGCAACCTCTCCTAGTTCTTAACCGCTGGGGGGATCTAACGGTCTCCCCAGCACATTTGAGGTGTGCATGATTACCAATGTCGTCAATTCCAATGTGTATGGGACGGGCGTCCTTGCCAGTTCGGCGGCTACCGCTGACCAGCTCATCGCCACCTATACCGTCACCGCAGGCCGTGTATTCCAACTTGCCTGGTTGTGGGTTGGTGCAAAGCTCACAACCTACGCGGGAACCGCTACCGACTTCGGAACAGCCTCATTCCGCGTGAATGGTTCTAAGAAGTGGACCTGGCAGATTACCGGGAGCGGATTCGGGTATGCATCCGTGACGCCTGCGGACTCGTTCCCCCTGGCGGCTGGTGATGTCATCACCATCGTATGCACCCCGTCCGCTGTGACACCGTTTAGCTGGGAAGCCAATTTTGGAGGAACTGAAGTATGAGTTACCCCAAGTGGCGGCATCACCCGACGCTGGAATCCGTGATCGTTTACGACGAAGGCGTGTGTGTGTCGCAGACCCCCGATGAAGACGGCTGGCGTGATGACCGCGACTTCCCTACCGATGACGAGCCCAAGCGCAAGCCAGGGCGCCCCCGCAAGGTGGAGGAATAACGCATGACCACCCATGTTCGAGACTTGCTGACTGATGCCCTGCTCGAACTAGGGGTATTTGACCCGTCTGAGGCCATAGACGCGGGGGCCGCTAACTCTGCACTTCGTGAATTGAACCGGATGGTCTCATCGTGGGCCAACGACGATCTGATGATCTACACCGTGGATCGCCGGACCTTCGCCATGGTCGCCAATCAGCAGGATTATACTATCGGCGTGGGGGGAACATTCAACACGCCTTACCCTGTTCGCCCCGGCCAGATCAACCTTGTGTCGGTCATTTTGAATGGGGTTGAGCTTCCGGTTGAGATCCTGAATGACGAACAGTGGCGTGATATCGCGCTCAAGGCACCATACCAGACGGTCCCTAGCACGATCCCTAACTACGTGTGGGCCGATGGCAACTTCCCGCTGAATGGGCTCCACTTCTATCCTGTCCCGACTGGCCCGATCCCCTTGATTATGTCGGTTTGGGGCCAGATCGTAGCGTTCACTTCGCCTAATGATGTGGTCACGTTGCCCCAAGGCTATGAGGATGCCATCGTCAAGAACCTCGCCGTTAGGCTTGGGCCCCGATACGGGGTCCAGTCTAACCCCGCAACGGTTGCACTTGCCCAAGCCGCGAAGATGCACATCAAGTCCCAGAACTGGGAACCGACCTATCGCTCTGTCGATTCGGCGTTGGCCGGAGTTGGCTCCAGTATCGGTCGCAAGTCCCGTGGTTACGTTGTGGATCCGTAGGAGAACACATGAAAAAGGCTCATCCAGGCTTCGCCGCCGTCCAGAAGAAGATCGAAGGCGAAGGCTACAGCAAGAAATCGGCCGGTGCCATTCTCGCCAATGCATCACGGAAGGCCAGCCCCGCCGCTAAGAAGGCTAATCCAAACCTAAAGAAAGTCGGAGGGAAGTAATGGCAAAAGAGATCGGAATGCCCAAGAACGCATCCAAGGCCGCAAAGAAGGCCGACGAGAAGATGGACAAGGCCAAAGGCATCAAAGAGGGCTCCAAGGCTGATCTGAAGGCCGATAAGTCTATCATGAAGAAATATGGGAAGAAGGGGAAATAATGAAGAAGATCGTTGATCCTAAACACTTCGCGACCGTGTGCGGGGCTCTCACTGTTTCGGGCTCCAAGACCGCCATCAAGATTATGGATGAGAAAACCATCGTCAAGGCTACTTGGCGTAATAAGCCAAGCGGGCGTAACTCGCGGGAAGAGATGGTTGTGACCTACGGGGCACCGGACTATCGGACCCTCGTCTTCATCAAGAAATGCAAGAAAGCCGGTGAGCCATTCCCTATCAAGAAGGTTCAGTTCAGGGCATGGCCGGTCAAGAAGGCGAATAAGTAATGAGAATCCGGGGGGCCGTTGGACCCGCCTACGCCCTTTCTACGGTCCCACTGGACTGCCAGCAGACTATTAACCTGTTTTTAGAGCCTGATGAACTTCAGACAGGCAAGGATGGGTCTATCGGTGCTTTGGTCTGTCGCCCAGATCTGACGACCTTCTGCACTCTGCCCATCGCACCGGTTCGGGGCATGTGGCGGGTGTCTGTGAGTGGCCGGGTCTTCGCAGCGGGCGGGAACGCTCTCTATGAGATCACCTCTGCCGGTGCGGTAACGAAGATCGGGTATCTAAAGACTGATACCGGGTCTGTCTCAATGAGCGACAATGGCCTCCAGTTGATCGTGGTGGATGGAGCGGCGGGTTACATCCTGACATTCTCCAACGGCATCTTTGCGCCCATCACTTCCCCGGCGTTCTACAGCTCGAACAAGGTTGTCTTCACCGACACATATTTCGTGCTAGTTCGTCCCAATTCTGACCAGATTTACCAGTCAGACTCATACGATGGGTTTACCTACGGGGCTCTTGACTTTACCACGGCTGACGCGAACCCAGATAAGACCGTCACATCTGTCCGGTATCGTAACCAGTTGGCAGTCTTTGGTGAACGGTCTACAGCCTTTTATCAGGACGCTGGAAGCAAAAACTTCGCATTTGATAGGATTAACGGTTCTTTAATTGAACATGGATGCGCTGCCCCCTTGTCACCGGCCAAAGATGGCGATACACTGGTATGGCTGGGAGAAGATGAGTATGGGAATGGCGTGGTCTACAAAACAGTAGGCTATCAGGCTTCCAGGGCTTCAAACTATGGAGTCGAGCTTGCCATCCAGGGATATGGAGACATCTCCAACGCCACGGGTTTCATGTTCCAGACTCGCGGGCATACCTTCTACGTGTTGAGCTTCCCGAGTGCTAATACATCCTGGGTGATGGATGTTGGCTTGGGAACCTGGTATGAATGGAAATCGACCAAAGCAGACGGTTCCCAAGGCCCATGGCGTGCTTGGCAGCATGTATGGGCTTTCGGTAAACATCTAGTGGGAGACTTTGAGAATGGCAAAATCTATTCTCTCGGCTTCTCCAGTAGGACTGATGACGGGGCTGTCATCCAGAGACGGCGAAGGCTACCCCCTGTATCGAACAACCTCAAGCGGCTCATCCATTCCAAGTTTCAGTTGGATTGCCGAACCGGGGTCGGGACAGACGGAACCAATCAAGGCCAGCAACCTACCGTGATGCTTCGCTACTCGGATGATGGTGGGCAGTCTTGGTCCTCTGAGAAGTGGGCTCAACTTGGGCGCATTGGGCAGACCCAGGCACGTGCTATCTGGAGGATGTTGGGTCAGAGCCGGAACCGGGTCTATGAGGTCACAGTAACCGATCCTGTTGACGTAGCGATCATGGGGGCCGATCTTGACGCGACCCCGTGTGCCTCATGAGCATTCAAAACGCTCCCATCCGTGAGCCCATCCAGCCCATGCCGCCGGTATGGTCGATCTGGTTCCAAAACCTTGTAACGGCATTCAACGCACTCTTGGCGTCTGCTGGGGTCATCAATATGCCTGCGTCCCGTATCCCTTTCGGCAATGCAGGTGGGACTGGGGTTGATTCGTCGGCTGCGCTAACGTTCGACGGGACCAAACTGGACAGCCCACAGGCTAGGTTCGGGACTGATACTGATTACACAGAGATCGAGGCAGACGGGACTATCCGCATGGTTGGAGCTGCTAGTGTCTGGAACGACATCAACATTAGCCTTGTGCCCCCGCAGGGTGGTGCATCTGCCCCGGCCATTATCGCGTTCAACGGGGATTCTAATCTCGATTGCTATGCGTATTCGGGGACCAACCCAACCCCGGACGAGATCCACTCAAGCCTAGAGATCCTGCATGGCTACAAAGAGGGGTCAGACCTGCACTTCCATGTCCATGCCTACCCAACCAACGCTAACACTGGCGATGTGAAGTTGAGCCTACGTTACACATGGTTCAACCGTGGCACCGTCCCAGCAGCGGCTGTGACTGTCCCTATGGTGCTCCCAATGCCTGGCGTGGCGTGGCAGGAAACAACGTTCGCATCTGTCCTAAGCGGGGCAGGTAAGAACATGGGCTCCCGCTTCGTCTATTCGGTGTTCCGAGACACTACCGATGTCCAGGACACCTACGCAAGCAACCTAGCAGTAACAGATATGGGGCTGCATTACGAGATTGATCAGATCGGGTCTAGGGAGATTTTTGTAAAATGAACTTCCAGGTTGAATACCGCGCTCCGATGCCGTTGGATATCCCGGGGCTTGAGTCTACCATGCTCAAGATGCCGCAAGAGCCCGCCCCAGTTGTGCATCGGTTTGGGCCTGGGATTTATATCCGTGAGGTTCGTCTCCCCGCTGGTTCTTTCGTGATTGGTCACGAGCAATTAACAGAGCATCTGAACATCATGCTAACTGGCAAAGTATTGATGGCTGATGGATCGGTCCTGGAGGCCCCTACAATGTTCGTCGGGAGACCTGGCAAAAAGGCCGGGTTCATCGAAGAGGATTGTGTGTGGCTGAATGTCTACGCTACCGAAGAAACAGATGTAGACAAACTTGAATCCATGTTTCTGCGCAAGTCCGAGGCATTCATGGCTCACCGTGGCGCTATGGATGAACCCGCAGCACGCGAAGACTTCGCCAAGATGTTAGATGATCTTGGAGTGAGCGCCGAAACTGTAGCCTTCCAATCCGAGAATGAATCAGATCAAATTGCAATGCCTTACGGTGCATATAAGTTCCAGCTTGGACCGTCGCCCATCCACGGTAAAGGTATCTTTTCTTGTGGAGGATATGAAGCGGGCGAAGTCATCGGAGAAGCCCGCATCAATGGCATGAGGACACCTCTCGGGTGCTATACCAATCATTCTGGGACTCCTAACGCGAAGGTGGATCGCCGGGGGCAAGACATCTATCTAGTGGCGTCTCGGCCAATCACGAGCCAACATGGCGGATGGCTGGGTGAAGAGATCACAGTAGATTACCGAGTTTCAGTGGAGGTCACATGTCAGGCGTAGCAACTGCAATAGCAGTGGGAAGCATCGGTGGGGCATTGATTAGTTCTAATGCTTCAAGCCAGGCGGCTAAGGGAGCCGCGAATGCCGCTAACCAGGCCAATGCCACTCAATGGGGCATGTATGACCAGAATCGGACAGACCAGGCACCTTGGCGCGAAGCTGGGGGGATGGCACTTGGCCAGATGCAGGCAGGGATGCAGCCGGGAGGCGAGTTTAATCGCACTTTCGGAATGGGCGACTACCAGGCAGACCCCGGCTATCAGTTCCGGCTGGATCAGGGTAACAAGGCACTCCAGAGGGCCGGGGCGAAGTTCGGTAACAGCCTGAGCGGTGCCCAGCTTCAGGGCGCTTCAGACTACAACCAGGGCATGGCATCCCAGGAATACGGGAC